ATATTCAGGAATCACTAAAAATCCTTTTGCAACATTCGGTTTGAATGTTACGAATAAGGATGGAGAAAACTTCTTCTTTGAGACTTCTTTCACAAATTCAGACCCAAAATACATCAGTAAAGTTTTTGGAGCTAGTAATTTTGCTAAACCTAGAACAATCGTTCCATTATTCGTAGAAGAAAAATATCAATCTTTACTTAATTATGGTTATAGAAAAGGATATATTAGAGGTTTAAATTGTGAATTAATATCTTTACCAAATGCAAGACAGGATAGTGACCCATCGTCAATCGCTTGGTATTTAGACCAATATCAGTCTCCATCATCACCTTGGGTTGTTTCAGAATTGAGAGGTAATAAAGTTTACAACTTATTTAAATTCACAACTATTTCGGATGGTAACTCGGCGAATAGCGAAGTTAAAATCTCAATAGCTAACATTTCATTCAATAATGGTACATTTGACGTTTTAGTTAGAGACTTCTTTGATTCCGATTCAAATCCACAAGTTATTGAGAAATTTACTAATTGTAGTATGGACCCATCAGATAATTCGTTTATTGCTAAAAAAATAGGAACTAAAGATGGTGAATACGCTTTGAATTCTAAATTTATAATGATTGAAATCAATGAGGATGCTCCGATTGATGCATTACCTTGTGGATTCTTGGGTTATACAATGAGAAGTTATGGTGATTCAGTTAATCCTCCATTCCCTGTTTACAAAACAAAATACGATTATCCTGGTGAGATAGTATATGACCCACCATTTGGATTGGCAACCGGAGGAAATGATTCTGTTGCAAGTCCTGGTGATAATGTTAGAAGAACCTATTTGGGTATTTCAGATACTGTCGGTATTGATGTTGATTTTTACCAATATAAAGGTAAGCAATTACCGGTATTCTCGGTTTGTAACTCGGTATCGGCCTCTGATTGGGATTATCAAACTAAAGGTTTCCATATGGACGTTAATGCGACAGGTATTACTATTGCAAATGGTTACACAACCTCAGGTTCTGCGGCATTTGATGTAGGTTCGGCACCATTTACTTCTGACCCAGACGAAGAGACAAATCCATATTACAGAATTTATGCACGTAAGTTTACTTTCTTATGTCAGGGAGGATTTGATGGATGGGATATCTATAGAGAGTATAGAACTAATAGTGACAGATTCATCTTGGGTAGAAGTGGGTATCTAAAGGGAGCATGTGCGGATACTAGATATCCAAACGCAACTGGATGGGGAGCATTTAAACAAATAACAGTTGGAGATAACACTGTTGATTGGGCAAACACTGACTACTACGCTTACTTGTTGGGTCAGAGAACATTCTCTAATCCTGAATCGGTAAACATAAATGTGTTTGTAACACCTGGTGTTGATTATGTTAATCATTCTAATTTAGTTGAATCAGCTATCGAAATGGTTGAATTTGACAGAGCGGATTCATTGTACATAACCACCACCCCTGATTACAATATGTTTGTACCACAACTTGGTGATTCTCAGGATTTAATTTATCCTCAGGAAGCTGTCGATAACTTAGAAACCGCAGGAATAGATTCTAACTACACTTGTACTTATTATCCTTGGGTTCTTACTAGAGATACTGTAAACAATACTCAGATTTACATTCCACCAACCGCTGAGGTTACAAGAAACTTGGCGTTGACGGATAACATCGCATTCCCATGGTTTGCGGCGGCTGGTTACACTCGTGGTATTGTAAATGCTATTAAGGCTCGTAAGAAACTGACTCAAGAAGATAGAGATACACTTTATCAGGGTAGACTTAACCCAATTGCCACTTTCTCTGATGTTGGTACTGTAATTTGGGGTAACAAAACCTTACAAGTTAGACAATCCGCATTAGATAGAATTAACGTAAGAAGATTGTTATTACAAGCTCGTAAGTTAATTTCAGCGGTTTCTGTAAGATTGTTGTTTGAACAAAACGACCAAAAAGTAAGACAAGACTTTTTGGATGCGGTTAACCCAATCTTGGATGCAATTAGAAGAGACAGAGGTTTATACGATTTCCGTGTAACAGTGTCATCAGATGCTGCTGACTTAGATAGAAACCAAATGACTGGTAAAATTTACATTAAACCAACGAAGGCGTTAGAATTTATTGACATTACATTCTACATAACCCCTACAGGTGCGTCGTTCGAAAATATCTAAACATTAATATAAGACAGGCCGGCAAAAGTCGGTCTGTCTTTATATTTATAAAAGTATGAATTTTAAAAGAATATCCGAAGGTGTGTTAGAATCAGGTAGTCCTGATATGAAATATTATGCGTTTGACTGGGATGATAATATATTAATCATGCCAACAAAAATAATATTAAAAGATAGAAAAGATAAGGAAGTTGGGATGTCAACAGAAGATTTTGCGGAACACCGTATGGATATTGGTAAGGAACCGTTTGATTACAATGGTTATGAAATAGTTGGTTTTGCTGAAAATCCTTTTAGATTTTTTGGTGTGGAAGGGGACAAACAATTTATAATTGATTCTTTACTCGGAAAACCGGGACCTGCTTGGGGTGATTTTGTGGAGGCAATTAACAATGGTTCCATTTTTTCTATAGTAACCGCAAGAGGACATACTCCGAGTGTCATGAAAGAATCGGTTTATAATATGATAATTTCTAACCACATGGGTATTGATTCTAATGAACTTATAAAGAATTTAGAAAAATATAGAGAACTCGAAGGTTTAGGAGATTCGTCAAAAAAAGACATGATTAGGGAGTATTTAAACATGTGTAGATTTTATCCTGTTACATATGGAAAAGGAAGTGCTGTTAGTCCCGAGGAGGGTAAAATAAAAGCTCTTAATGAATTTGTAAGTTACGTTAAAAGAATTTCAAAACACCTACAGAAAAAGGCTTATTTCAAAAATGTAGTAACTAATAATTTTTTACCTACTATAGGATTTTCAGATGATGATTTAAGAAATTTAGAAAAAGTTAAGAGTCATTTTGAAAACAAACCAGATAATATTATTAAAACAATATCAACTGCAGGAGGAGTAAAAAAACCTTATTAAATTTTACTAGTGATATTAATATGTAATTTATCGTTAAAAAAGTAAAAGTAAATAGAAAAAAATATTTCAACATATTTATAATATATAAAAAGAATAAAAATTTAAAAAAAATAATACGATGGCTGATTTACTAATGAAAATGCCCATACCCTATGAACCAAAAAGAAGTAATAGGTTTATTATGAGGTTTCCGTCAACATTGGGTATAAATGAATGGTTTGTTGAGACCGCCAAGAGGCCGTCTATTAAAATTAATTCAGTACCAATCCCGTTTTTAAATACGTCAACTTATGTTGCGGGTAGGTTTGAATGGCAAGAAATAAGTGTTACATTTAGAGACCCAATTGGTCCATCAGCGTCACAGGCTTTAATGGAGTGGGTTCGTTTATGTGCAGAATCCGTAACAGGACGTATGGGTTATGCTGCGGGTTATAAGAAAAACGTAGATTTGGAGATGTTGGACCCAACAGGAGTTGTGGTTGAAAAATGGATTTTAGAAGGTTGTTTTATAACAAGCGCCGATTTTGGAAGCTTAGGTTATAGCGAAGAAAAAATCGCAACTATAACCACTAGTTTAAGAATGGACCGTTGTATTTTGGTATATTAAACTAAATCTTTACAATATTATATAAATCCCATATTATTAATATGGGATTTTTTGTTTTTTATGGAGAATACAACAGGTTTTACATGTAATAGTTGTGGTAAAGTTTTCAAAACGGAAGAAGAATTTCTTAACCGTCATAATAAAAATATAAAAAAAGAATCCCAAAATCAATCAACAGAAAACAAAAAAAATTAGTACAATGGATGCATCATTGATGAACGCTGCTACCGAGGGATTTAATTTACCTCACGATATTGTTTCTTTACCAACAGGTGGAATTTTTTACAAATCTAAGAAAAAGTCTGTAAAAGTTGGGTATTTAACAGCGGCTGATGAAAATTTCCTATTATCGGGATTATCAAACAAAGAAAGTATTGTTATGTCTTTATTACGCAACAAAATTTATGAACATGATTTGAGACCTGAGGAATTACTGGATGAGGATATCCAAGCTATTCTTTTGTTTTTAAGAAACACCGCTTTTGGTCCCGAATATTCAGTTAGATTGGAAGACCCCAAAACAGGAAAATTGTTTGAAAAAACTTTGGTATTAGATGAATTAAAAATTACACAACCTGATAACAAACCAACTGATGATGGAACATTTTCAGTGGAATTACCC